AATCAATTACATTAAACAACGACTTGAAACTGGAGGATCCAAATGACTACTACGGTAGAACCAGAGGTAAAATGGTCGCAAGACCAAATGGTGGAAGTACTGTTGAATGAACCGGATGATTTTTTAAAGGTTCGTGAAACTTTAACAAGAATTGGTGTAGCATCAAGAAAAGAAAAGAAACTCTATCAGTCTTGCCATATACTGCATAAGCAGGGTAAGTATTATATTGTTCATTTTAAGGAACTCTTTGCTCTTGATGGCAAACATGCTAACCTTACTTCTAATGACGTTCAGCGTCGTAATCGTATTGCTCGTCTTCTTGGGGATTGGGGACTTATTTCAATAGTTAAATCTGATTCTGTTTCTGATATCGCACCTTTAAATCAAATTAAAGTATTGGCTTATAAAGACAAAGGTGATTGGGTATTAGAACAGAAGTATAATATTGGTAAGAAAGGAAAAACACAAGAAGAATGACGGTTAACACTATATTATTAATCCTTTTAGTGATCGTTAATTACTCAAATTTTTATCTTACTCATATGCATGGTAGGAAACCGAAACGATTGAGACGGAAATTACCCCCACGTTTTTTAAGTGATCGTGTATAATTAGTAGTGAACGCCGAAAGGGTTCACACAACACACACTCGCTTAAAAAGGAGCTACTATCATGGGTACACTAGCCAGGTATCACGCTGAAAATCTTCCAGCTTTACTGGATAAGATTAGTAAGAACAGTATTGGAATGGACGATTATTTAAATCGTTTCTGGGATCTCGACACTTCTTCCAACTATCCCCCTTATAATATTGTCCAAGTAAATAATGTCGAATCGAGGTTGGAGATCGCGCTTGCCGGCTTCAAGAAAAATGACGTACGCGTCTATACGGAGTTTGGAAAACTATATGTGGAAGGCAAAAAAGAAGAATCGGAAAATGTTGGAGAATTTGTCCATAAAGGACTGGCCCAGCGGCCTTTCACTAGGGTCTGGTCACTCACAGATGATACCGAAATACGAGATGTACGATTCAATGACGGACTATTGGTTGTAGAACTAGGTAAAATAGTTCCTGATCATCATGCTCGTAAGGACTATCTCTAAATAGAGATGAGTTCGAGATGGAAGAGGATCTTTACGATCCTCTTTTTTTATGTTAGAATATTCGTAGGTAAATAAAGAACCATGCAAGAGAAGGTCCATAGATTATGACGGTAAAATTATTATTACTTAAATCAGGTGAAGATGTTATTGCTGATGTAAGTGAAATGACAGCTGGCACCGAAGGGGATATAGATAGACCCAAAAGAGTAATAGGATATTTTTTAAAGAAACCTTGTGTAGTGACTTTAAAAAATCCCAAAGAAATGTCAGAGGAGGCAGGTCCACAAAAAGCAGGACTTGAGGTTTCACTTTTTCCGTGGATGGCACTGGCGAAAGATGAAGTTATACCGATGACTGCGGATTGGTTAATCACTCTGGTAGAACCAATCGATAAATTAAAAAACATGTATTTGGAGGATGTACTCAATCATGGCCGACAAGATAATAAAGGTACTAGCACTAGCGAATCATCAGTATCTGATAAGTGAGATTGAAGAGGTTGGTTCTGCTGATATAGGAGAACCTGATTGTAAACTTATTAATCCATTTGTGATTAATACTGAGACAGGTCAAACTGTTTTAGAGCCCTTTTTAACAAGTGTCACAAGGGACACCACATTTATGATGGGATCTGATAAAATACTTACGTTGGCAGAACCTTCTCCAACTATCCTTGAAAAGTACTTAGACCTTTTAGAATGATTCCTTTTTTGATCGCCTCTATTCCACTTCCAGTAGTACCATATCAACCAGATGATTATGCTGAGATTAATAGAGCAGCACAAATTTCTACCAAGGAAACTTATCCTTGGTGGTGGAATAAACATGGATGTGAAGGAACTCAATGGTATGGTCCAGAACCATGTAGAGATTTGACAGAATGAAATTTTATACTAATGTTCAATTGATCGGGAATCAGTTTCTGGTTCGTGGTGTGGAGAATGGGAAAAGATATGAGCATCGGGATGAATTTTTCCCTACTTTATACGTTAAATCTAAAAAAAAGGCTAAATATAAAACGTTGAGTGGAGAAAGCGTTGAAGCAATTAATCCAGGAACGGTTAGAGATTGTCGGGACTTCTATAAGAAGTATGAAGATATTGAGGGTTTTGAGATTTACGGGAATGATAGGTATATTTACCAATACATATCAGAGAAATATCCAGAGAATGAAATCAAGTTTGACATATCTAAAATTAAGCTTATTAGTTTGGATATTGAAGTTGCGTCTGAGCAAGGTTTCCCTGATGTGGAATCGTGCGTCGAAGAGATTCTGGCAATCACAATACAAGACTATACAACTAAGCAGATCGTTACTTGGGGAAGTAAACCCTTTGAGAATAATAGGAAGGATGTAACATATCATCATTGTCCCACTGAGTATGAACTTCTTACATCATTCATAAATTATTGGATGCAAGATGTTCCGGATGTTATTACTGGATGGAACATTCAACTATATGATATTCCATATATTTGTAAACGTCTTAATTATGCTCTTGGTGAAAAGTTGATGAAAAGATTTTCTCCTTGGGGATTGGTAAGTGAAGGGGAGATTTATATTAATGGGCGTAAGCATACAACATTTGATGTTGGTGGGGTAACTCAACTTGATTATCTTGATTTGTATAAGAAGTTTACTTATAAGGCACAGGAGTCTTATAGGTTGGATTATATTGCTAAGGTAGAACTTGGTCAGCAGAAGTTAGATCACTCGGAGTTTGATACTTTTAAGGATTTCTACACCAAGGGATGGCAGAAATTCATTGAGTATAATATAATTGATGTGGAACTTGTTGACCGTTTGGAAGACAAGATGAAGTTGATTGAACTTGCTCTTACAATGGCGTATGATGCTAAGGTCAATTATAGTGATGTATTCTATCAAGTCCGAATGTGGGATACCATCATTTATAACTATTTGAAGAAGAGGAACATAGTTATTCCTCCTAAGAATAGATCACAAAAAAACGAAAAGTATGCGGGGGCGTATGTTAAGGAACCGAAACCAGGACGCTATGATTGGGTTGTCTCTTTTGACCTTAATAGCTTGTATCCTCATCTTATTATGCAATACAATATCAGTCCGGAGACCCTCAGGGAGGCTAGATGTCCCGGCGCGAGCGTTGAACGGATTTTAAATAAGGAGATTGATATTAATGGAGATTTCGCAGTTTGCGCGAATGGAGCGCAATATAGGAAGGATGTACGTGGGTTCCTTCCTGAACTTATGGACAAGATGTATGGGGATCGTGTCGTCTTCAAGAAGAGGATGTTACAAGCAAAACAGGAGTATGAGAATAAACCTTCTAAGAAATTGGAGAAGGAGATTGCACGGTGCAACAATATTCAGATGGCGAAGAAGATATCTCTTAACTCTGCTTATGGTGCTATCGGCAATCAGTACTTCCGCTATTATAAATTAGCAAATGCAGAAGCCATTACTTTGTCTGGTCAAGTCTCTATTCGATGGATAGAGAATAAAATGAACCAGAAGATGAACAAGATTTTGAAAACGGAGGGTGAAGATTATGTTATTGCTTCTGATACTGATAGTATTTACTTGCTGTATACAAGGGGAGAGAGAAAACTAGTGAGGGCGTTGTTGGGTTCCTTAACAAGGTGTGTGAAAATGAATTCGAGCCTTATATTGAAAGTTCTTACGAAGAATTGGCCGGGTATGTCAACGCCTATGACCAAAAAATGCAAATGAAGAGAGAGAACATTGCTGAGAGAGGTATATGGACTGCGAAGAAAAGATATATTTTAAATGTATGGGATAGTGAAGGAGTGAGATATGAAGAACCTAAGTTAAAGATGATGGGTATTGAGGCAGTTAAATCCTCTACCCCTGCACCATGTAGG